GGAAGTCAGGGATTTAGGTAACGTCGCTCAGGTTCAGGTTATCACCATAACTGCGCTAGGGGCGCTCTCAAGGCTTCCTAAGGCCACTACGCAGGGCGTACTTGCCTCAGACTTTGAGGGAGATCAAATTTATACGCTCCTCTCTGGCGTACTATTTCAAACCTGGGCGCAAGCGCCAGCGACGACAACCTGGGCAACTTATACGCCTACTGAAACGTGGGCTAACGCTCTTAACACCGGACTAGGCGAAATAGATCAACCTGGCGATTACGAAATGATAGCCCGTTCAGCTTCCCCCACCGATGTCTATACCTTAGCCGGTGATATTGCTCAAAGCGGCTTAGGTTACCTTTACGAAGATGCTGAAGGCCGAATCGGGTACGCAGATTCTACCCATCGAGCGCAATACCTTTCGACAAATGGTTACGTCGAGTTATCCGCTAATGACGCAATAGGCCGAGGGATTAGGCTTTACACTAAAGGCGGAGATGTCCGAAATTACGTTACGATATTTTCTGGCAATAATTTCAGCGATGAGAGCGTGGATTCCGACTCTGCGTCTATCGCTCAATATGGCACACTCAGCCAGACCATTAACACCTATCTCAAACACAAAGCCGATGCTGCGGCACAGGCAGACCAATATATTCAACTACGCGCTTACCCTCGACCTGGCTTAGATGCGATTACTTTCCCTCTTGTTAATGGCAACATGAGCAACGCAGACCGAGATGCGCTGATTAACGTATTCATCGGAATGCCCGTAGATCTTCTCGACTTACCAGCCAATATGAACGATGGCCAATTCCAGGGATTCGTGGAAGGCTGGACTTTCCGCGCAGGATATAACACGCTCGACCTGACTATTTTACTTAGCCCAATTTCCTTCTCGCTTCAGGCGTTCCGCTGGAACTCTGTGCCTAATACTGAGAGATGGAACACCCTATCCGGTACACTAGACTGGCTAAACGCGACAATAGTCGCCTAAAGGAGAACGAATGGCAACAACTACCAACTTCGGCTGGAGTACCCCAGACGATACAAGCTTGGTCAAAGATGGCGCAGCTGCGATGCGTACGCTCGGTAATTCGATTGATACGTCATTTGTAGATCTAAAAGGTGGCACTACTGGACAAGTATTAGCCAAAGCCTCTAACACAGATTTAGATTATACCTGGACTACGCCAGAAATTGGTGATATTACCGCTGTTACCGCTGGTACAGGCTTAACAGGTGGCGGAACGAGTGGGGCTGTAACTCTTTCATTAAATGCTTCTTCGGTGATTGCTCCGACTATTGTGGATGCTAAAGGCGATTTAATTGCTGGAACGGCAGCTGATACTGTTGCTCGATTAGCTGTAGGAACAAACAATCAGGTTCTTGTGGCAGATTCCACTACTGCTACTGGCTTAAAATGGGCAACTCCGACAAGTGGTTCACAAACTTCTATTGCGTCAGGAAGTTTTAGTGGATCGACTTTCACAATTAGCTCAATTCCTACTACGTATCGCGATCTAAAACTTGTATTAACGTCTTTCGGATTATCAAATTCCTCTTTACTAATGACTATAAATGGTACATCTAATATTTATTATGAAGCAAACAATTATATTTCAGATATAGCCATGAATCAGAGCAATATGGAAATTGTGAGCGCATTCAATTTCAACGCAGGAAATATGGCAGTTATTAACATACAGGAATATGCGCAAACAAAAAATAAATCTATTATTTCTCAATACGTTGCTAAGGCTTCATCAAATTATGGCTTTGGACAAAGAAGATTTTTCGCTCAAAATACATCTGCCATCACTTCGATAACTTTAACTTCTGGCAGCGGCACTTTTAGCGGCGGCGATTACGTACTATACGGAGTGAACTAATGACCAAACCCATGACCCAAATTCATAATGCTGAAACAAACGAAGTCCTTGAACGTGAAATGACTGATGAAGAATATGAGCAATATTTAGAAAATATAAAAGGCTGGAAAGCAAACAAAAAAGCGCGTGAAGAAAAAGAAGCCATCCGGCAATCTGCTCTTTCCAAACTCATTGACCTCGGATTAACCGAGGAAGAAATTGCTGCCCTCTAGGCTGACAGGTAACTGCGCGAATGAGCAAATCCCGACCTGGGAAGATTACGACCCCGAAACTCTCTAAAGCTGCCCAGAAACTACGTTCACAGATAAACGCAACCTACCCCAAACGCGATAAATCAAGCGATGGCTGGATAGGCGACACACGCCATCAGGCAAGGCCGTCAGATCATAACCCTGACGAGACTGGCATGGTGCGCGCTATTGATGTGGACGCAGACCTAACGCCTAAGTACAAAGACGCATCATGGGATTTAGCCGAGGAACTGCGCCTAGCTGCTAAAGTTGGCGACAAGCGTATTTCCTACATCATCCATCATGGCAAGATCGCTAGCCCGCGCATGGGCTGGAAGTGGCGCATTTACAAAGGCAACCCTCACGCACATCATATTCATATCAGCTTTACACCATCGGGCGACAATGACGGAAAACCCTTCCTAGTAGAGAGCCTAAAGAAATGAAACTAGACAGCAAACAAATCATGATGGGCATAACCGGCTTCCTGGTCTGCTGGCAAGCCACTAATTTCGAGTTGGACTATAGATCCATTCTTTCAGCTGTAGTAGCTGCTGGCTTATCTGGCGCTAACGGGAAAAAGAAGGCATGAGCGTCGGGGATTGGATTGCCGTTATTGCCGTAGCCTTTACAGCGCTTGGCGGTATTACCGGCATCGTTCAATTCCTGGTAAAGCATTACCTCGCAGAATTGCGCCCTAATAGTGGGTCAAGCATGAAAGACCAGATTACGCGCCTTGAATCGCGTGTGGACGACATATACAAAATTATTCTCAACAAGACGCTATCCTAATCTCAGCGTAGGGGGTTCAACATGGAAGAACAGACACCAAGAGAAGATTTCGTCCTCATGTCTGAGCCCTTAACGCCTATGCTGACGATGGCTGTCGAAGCGCAGCGATTACTTCAGGCATATCTCAAAGCTGGATTTACTCGTAAAGAATCATTTGATCTTGTATTAAATCAAATGCCAGAGTGGACATTCCCAGGGCAAGTCATTATCGAAGAAGATGAAGAAGTCGATGATGAAGAAGATGATGATCTATGGGAAGATGCCCCTGACGAAATGGAAGATTACGATTAGACTTGTTATCGTTCCAGACCTCCAGATTCCATATAATCATCCAAAAGCTACCGCTAACGTTATTGCTTTTATTAAAGCCATCAAGCCCGATGCCGTCGCAATCGTCGGAGATGAAGCAGACCTGCCAATGCTCTCAAAGTGGGAAGCAAACAGTCGAGGCGAGTATTCCGTCAAACTCCAATCAGACATTGACGCAACTCGTAGCGTTCTCGCGTCTATTCGGAAAGCTCTAGGCGACGATAAAAAGATTCACCTTGTTAGATCCAATCACACAGACCGATTCGACAGATACATCGAGCGTAACGCCCCAGCGCTGGCAACCCTCAAAGACTTGAAGTACACAGAGTTAATCGGCATCAAAGATTTAGGCATTACCTGGCACGAGCAACCTGGGCTCATAGCCCCCAATACAATCCTGGCGCATGGCGACGAAGCAAACCTGGTTCAATACGCCGGAGGCACAGCCGCCAAATTGGTCGAGCGCATGGGAAAGAACGTAGTCTGCGGACATACTCACCGGCAGGGCATCATATGGCGTTCTACAGGCCTCAGGGGGCGATTACAGCCACTATTCGGATTCGAGGCAGGACACCTTATGGCTGTACGCAAAGCGGCCTACACACGGCCTCTGAACGCTCCTAATTGGCAAATGGGTTTCGGAATGCTTGAAGTCTCAGGAAGCCTCGTAAACCCTATTTCTATCATCATGCGACCCGATGGATCATTCACCTGGGATAAAAAAACCTGGGGCTAAATGCTTGACTAGCCCACAGCCTGTGGCTTACCCTGTGTATAACGGATTTCGCAAGGGAATCCAGACAGGGGCAAAAAATGGTTGATCTAGATATGAATACAGGGCAGATTATTTTCTGTCTTATCTTTGGTGGCTTAGCATTCCTAGCTGGCGCACTATGGGGCTACACTTCCGGCCATGATGACGCGACGCGTAGTTATTACTCGAACGATTATAAAAATGAATCAGCCACAAACAAATAATTACGGCGA